AAGCTGGATTGTAGTAAGGTTCACCTAAGACTGGGATGCCAGACACAACATTATCAAGTAAGAAGTAATGGTCGCCTATTATGACAGTACGATCTACTTCTGGTATTCCTGTTGTAATATCAGGAGTAATAAGTACAGCGTTGTATACCATGACAGCATCATCTACTGTTGGAACTCCAGTTGTTAAGTCTCCAGTAGAAAATGTCTCTTCTTCTGACATTGATATATCAGGTACACTTACAGCACCAGTATTCAAGTCTCCAGTAGAAATTATGTGATCTTGATTTATTACTACAGGGTCAAGTACAGGGGGTGCAGTATTTAAGTTTGCTATTTGTATTATGTGTTCTTGTAGTATTGCAACACTTGGTGTCTCTGGTGTATCGGTAATTATAGGTCTAGCAACAAACGTTTCTTCTTCTTGCATTGTTATTGCAGGTAGACTTAAGTTACCAGTATCTAGATCTCCAGTATTAAGAGTTTGACCTTGATTTACTACAGCGACACTAACGTTAGGATTACCTGTACTTAAATCTTCAGTAGAAAATGTTTCGTCTTCTTGCATTGTAGCAGAAGGTAGATCTATTCCTGTATCTAAGTTAGGAGTAGAAAGTATATTACCTTCTGTAATATCTGCACTGTCAGTATTTGGAGTGTCAGTAATTATATTTACAGCAGAGAACGTTTCCTCTTCAGACATTGTTATGTCGTCAACAACCACAGAACCAGAATCTAAATTATTAGAGTTTAGAGTTTGACCTTGGTTTATAGAAGTCGTATCTAAGTCTGGACTACCAGTGGAAATTGGAGTTACTGTGAGGTCATACCTGATTAACGCAGTAGTACTGCTTAAGACTGGGTTTCCTGTACTAATACTAACAGCAGTAAACGTTTCGTCTTCTTGTAGTAGTGCAGTATCAAGGTTAGGGTTATTAGTATCTAGACTACCAGTGGAAAGTGACTTACCTGAGTTCTTACTAGGTTGTCCTAATACTGGTTGACCTGTAGTGATAAATAAAGCACCTAAAGTCTCATCTTCTTGCATTGTAACAGAAGGTACAACTGAAGAACCAGTTGTAATGGCACTAGCTGTTAATTCGTATTCTTCACTTCCCATACCAGCAAAGGTAGAGGATGCAAAAGGGCTAGTACCAAACATTTATTGCTCCTAGTTTTCGTCACCCACATAACGGGATGTCCACATAGTTAATGAATATTTAACCCCAGACTTTAACTCATCGACATAATGACCATGAGTAACTTCACTAGGGAATAGTATACAACTTCCAACGGGTACATCTAGGTTTGTAAAATCCTGACGTGGAAAATAAAGTGTAGCACCTTCATAGTTGTCGTTTAATTTAACGCTACCAGTAATGAGAGATGCGTCTGTATGAAGACCTAAAGACTTCTGAGTCTCCATAGAGTAACGCATAGTAAAGGCATCACGTAATCCCATGTATTCTACAGGATTCCAATGCTTCTCACATATTTTAGCTAGTCTATCTCTCCAGAGAGCTTCGTATTGTTTCCATAAACCTAACTTCTTAAGTCTTATCTCTTGTGCTGGAAACTTGTCTCCATCTAGATTGCCCCAACCCCCTAGAGCATCAGACTTAGCTATTAAGTCTTTACACTCACTCTCGGATAGTAGTTTTGTAACTAGCAAGTCTTGTGCCACTTCTTTGTAGCTTAAATCTCTATTCGTGCTAGTAAGGGGAGAGGATAGTTTTCTATAACCAAATTGTTCTACTAGGCTGTAGAAGAAGTCTTTCTCTGACTTACCTCCATTACCGTGATATATACATCCACAACAATTAGTTCTATCATTCCAAAGTTGACCATTTACTATCTTTATGTTTGTATCATGGTTCTGAAATATGTATGCTTCGTAGTCTAATCCTACTTTGTTTGCATACTCTGTTTCTACTGTACCATCTTTTAGTTTTAAGTATCTAGTTTGACAGTATAGTTGATCATCGCCTTTAGCGTCTGTACTTGGTAAGTTAAGGAACTCATCTATTGCCCCTGCATATCCTATATATAGTCCACTATTTAAATACCTGTATGGTGTTCCGTCATCTATCCAACTTTCTTTGTAGAAGTGATTGTCTGTTATAGGCCAACATTCTTGTTCTGCTCCAAACAATATATCTACATCGAAGTCTATGAACCTTTGTACTATTGTCTCGTAACCCTCAGTGAAGAAAGTATCATACCCATCAACAAATAACACTATCTCATCTTTAGCTAAGTCTTTGACTAAGTTCTTTACTAGTTCTACTTTTCTTAGACCATCGTATCCTTCCATCTCACTCTTCCAACTATCACCTTTTCCAAGGTTAACTAGATTAATTTGATGTCTGTCACATGACTGTGATAGTGGCCACATTTTAGTTTCGTCTGTAGCTACAGTTATTATATTGATCTTACTAGAGTCTATCATCGGACTATCTTCTTCCTCTATGGTACTTGGTCGGGCTGACCTTGGGATTTGGGTAACGACCTCTTCTTTGTAGAAGTAGTTGTGTTTATCTTTTAGCTTCATGGGAACCCACTCATCTACTGGGATGATGTTATCCTTAAAGTCTTTTATTAATAGTCTTGCTGTATCAGGAGTAATTGCATAAGCATGGCAGTTATACCAATAACCCATATCGTTTATTCTATAACCTAACCAGACACTATCGTGGGAATTAAGAAGTCTATTTACCTTATCAGTATCTATACTATCATAGACTGCATCTTCTTCTAATATTATACCAGTAGAGTTACTATCTGCAATCTTCTCCCAGACCCTTAAATGGCTCACTGAGCATCCAAACTCACCTTTTAGTATACTTCTACTGTGGATAGGGTCTAACCAGCCTGTACGGGGCTTACAGTCAGTCTCAGAGTATATATCACTCCACTGTTTATTACGAGCATCGTAAGCTGACCCGTGAAGTGATATTTGATAAATCATGGAACCTCTATAATTTCCCAACTTTGTGTTTCTTCTATCCATATACTAGCAACACCACTTGGTTTAGTCACAGGAGCTTCCCATATATATTTATCTGTATTTAATACCCAACTTGGGTAAGGTTGTATGCCATAAAAGGCATCCGCTTCATAGTCATAATTTCCTCCAGTTTGTGCAAAGTTGTAACGTAGTGCTACACCTCCATCTGGGTTTCCATCTTGACCATAGTGAACTCCTCCTACAGTATTGTAAGAGGTCTTTATCCAATCCCCTGCGGTATCGTCCACAAACGTATCAAAGAACTCAGCTTTTGCTACAATTACATTTGTAACTATTCCATCTGTTACTCTTGCATAATGTCCCATTGTTTTTCCTTATATAGTGTAGCTGAATGTGCCAGAAGAGGTAAATGTGTGATAAGTATACCCACCACTAGAGGTTATTGTACCTCCAGTCGCCACAGTTGAACCTAAATATCTGACTATAACTATTCCAGAACCACCTGATTTATTGGGCGCACCTGCACCGCCTCCAGTATTTGCTGTTCCATTTGCGGAGTTCTGTCCAGATACATAAGCTCCCCCATAACCTCCGCCTCCAGATCCAGCCGCACCTCCGCTGTAGTAACTATTTCCGCCACCTCCGCCAGCATAGGTTGTTCCATTTAACCACTGCCCACCTGAGCCGCCATTGTGTCTACTAGAGCTATTAGGGGGTGAGGAGGTTTTACCACCGCCACCGCCACCTTTTAAGCCATCATTACGTGCGCCGCCCTGACCATTATTACCTTGTCCAGCAGTTCCACCGCCACCATAACTGGTATCCATACCAGAACCGCCACCAGAGCCACCGCTACCACCAACACCGCCAGTACCATTTCCGCCACGGGTAGATGTTGTGCCATTAAATGAGCTATCACCGCTCCCGCCTCCGACAGTAACTGTATAGTTACCAAAGTTTAATGTACTGGTAATAGACTGCATACCGCCAGCACCGCCTCCACCAGTCCACTCTCCAGAGGTAGACCCGCCACCCGCTACTATGAGGGCTGTTACTCCAAGAGTTGGAAATATACCACCAGTACCATCACCTACGTTTTTCCACTGATTAAGATTGGTTGTATTAACAGTACAGATATAAGTTTCAGCAGAAGTTTTATTTATCCAAACGTGACCAGTTGAACTTGGGTTAGTGTTTGATGCTGGGTCAGATGTTGAAACTGTAACATCAGAAAGTTGCCCTATGCTACCACTAGCAATCTCACCCTTTTGTCCTTTTTGACCAGTAGACCCAGTAGAGCCAGTAGAACCTGTAGATCCCTGAGAGCCAGTTGATCCAGTTTGACCCTTCTGTCCCTTTTGTCCTTTTTGACCAGTAGAGCCTGTAGACCCTGTACCGCCAGTAGAACCAGTTTGTCCTTTCTGACCTTTCTGTCCAGTTGATCCTGTAGAGCCAGTGCTACCAGTATTACCAGTATTACCTTGCGCTCCCACTTCTCCCTTTTGACCTTTTTGACCTTGAGAACCTGTACCTCCAGTTGGGCCTGTAGAACCTGTCTGTCCTTTTTGACCCTTCTGACCAGTAGCACCAGTTGAGCCTGTACCTCCAGTTGAGCCTGTATTACCCGTAGCTCCTACCTCACCCTTCTGTCCCTTTTGTCCAGTAGAGCCTGTACCTCCAGATGCACCAACTTCGCCTTTCTGTCCTTTCTGACCTTGAGAACCAGTTGAACCTGTATTACCAGCATTACCTTGTATACCTTGTGCGCCTACTTCGCCCTTCTGTCCTTTTTGTCCAGTAGCTCCGTTAGATCCAGAACTACCTGTAGCTCCTGTAGCTCCTACTTCACCCTTCTGGCCTTTCTGACCAGTAGAGCCTGTTGACCCAGTATTACCTGTAACTCCAACTTCACCTTTTTGACCCTTAGCTCCAGTCGATCCTGTATTACCAGTTACACCGACCTCACCCTTCTGTCCTTTAGCACCAGCAGAACCAGCACTACCAGTTGCTCCAGTATTACCTTGAATACCTTGAGATCCAGTAGCTCCAACTTCGCCTTTCTGTCCCTTCTGTCCTTGAAGAGCAGTAGCTGTAACAGTAGCTTTT